TTTTTACCGTGTTCCATAAATTCTACTGATCTAACTTGAACACGTTCGTTAGTTTCATCTTTTACAAAATTATTTAATTTATGGAATATAAATTCTGCAAATTTTTCTGCGCCTGTAGCTCTTACTATTCTTACTTGTAAAGGTCCTTCATATTGTTTTCCTCTAGATTGATCAGAATTTAACATTTCAAATTGTTTTCTCATAGGATCATCTTCAGCAATTAAAACAGTATGATCAAACATATAATCCATCCATTCTTTAGGTTGCATACCATCAATTAATGTTTTTGCTCTTTTCATTCCTCCAAAATCCCAAACCCAATTACGGTTGTCTAATTTTCCTTCGAATGTTACTTTAAATGAAATACCGTATCCATGTAAGAATCGGCAGTGTGTTGTGGTTGCTTTCCATTGTCTAAAACAACAGCTGAAACCATCAAATATTTTTGTACTTTGAAACATAACCTTTATTTTTTAATATATAATAATTTATTCTTTGGAATCCAAATTTTTATTTAATTTTTTTATAATAGGATTATATTTATCTTCTATTTCTTTTTTAATTTGTTCTGTTTGGTCTTCCATTTCTTCTAAATTAATTTTATTTAAATCTTGGCCTTCTATTTTTTTCATAAAATCCATTATTTTATCAAAGTCTTCCATTAATTGTTCAGGAGTAATAATTGGTTTATTTGATTTCTTCATATTCTATATTTTTTATTTCATTAGCAAACCATACTAGACCTTGAGCTTTAAATATTGTATCACAGTGAAAAAATATTTTAAGATCTAATGGGTTGCCTTTTTCTAAATTAATTCTATGTTGGGGAAATTTTCTTTTAACTTGAAACATTCTTCCCTGTATTTCTATTATTTCTTGATTTACCATTTTAATAAATTATAATATAATCTTGAAATCCAATCATCCCTTCTCATTATACTATTTCACAAGCTCCCCCTGCACAAGCTGCTTGGTCTTTTAAATCTGTTTCATCTGTCATTTCAACTATTTGTTTTAAATCTATACCATTTAAATGACTTTCCATTTCTAAGAATTTTTCTTCTGTAATGTCTTCGAAAGGTGCTTGAGTATATGAACCATTATCATAAGGTAAAACAGCTAACCCATTAAATGTATTTTTATTTTCCCACATCCATTCTCCTACTGAATCCCATTCATCTTGTTTAACTGAGATTGTAGCTGAAACATTATTTGTATTAGCTCCCTTTCTATGTCCTTCTCTTACCCATTCTACATTAAATTTTTTAGTTCTTTCTAATAACTCCATAGCACTTTCTGTTCTGTAAATTGCTCCTTCTGGGGATTTTTGTGGAACTGAAACAACCGCTTGTAAATCTGGTTTAAAGAAATCGTCTTCAACTAACTCCGGATGGTTTGTTGAAAGATAATGGTAAAGTGCTTCATTTTTTCCTAACCTCATACGTCTTACATAAAAATCATTATGCCAAGCATGGATTCCTGATGAAGTTCCTAATACTAATGAACTAGTTCCTGAAGGTTTAACTGTTGTTACACGAGCTGCTTTATTAATTCCTAATAAATTTGCAATTTCCTCATTAGTTTTTTTAGCTTCCTTAGCAGCTTCTTTTAAATCAAAATCTAAAACTGCTCCACTTGCTATTCCTGTCATTCCTACTCCAACAAGCGCATCTTTTTCTGTTGTTCTTTTCCAAATATCACGAAGATAATGAAAATCTGTGTAAGCTGCCTGTAAAGTTCCTAAAAATGCACCAGCTTTTACTCTTTTATTTAAATCTTCTTGTGATTCTATGTTAGATACGTTAATTTCAGTTAAATTACAAAATTGGAATGGTCTTAAAGCGATTTCACAACATGGATTTGTACCCCAATCTTTATCGTTTGAAAAATATACTCCTGGTTCACCAGAATTACTAGCAACAATTTTACTCCATAGGGTATCGAAATCCTTTTTTGTAACTTTTGAACGAATAACTACAGCTGAATTATTTGCTCTGCCTCTTTGTGGATTTAATTCCCACCAAGCACCATGTTTTGAAGTTAACATTTCATTATCATGTAAATCAAATAAAGAAATTAATGCTGCTCTACGAATACCCCCAGATAATACAGCATCTGCAATATAACATATGATATCATGTGCTTCTATTGGTTTTAATAATTCTCCATCTTCTTTTCTATCTAATACCTTCTGAATTTGAAATAAGCATTCTTTTAATGGTTCTGGGCCGGGTGCTTTACCTCCCACTGTAATTAATTCTGCTCCTTTTGGTCTAATATCACGGAAGTCAAAAACAGGTCTTGTAGTTGACATTCCAAAATAAGCTTTCATTAAAACTTTTATTGAATCTGCCCACCCTTCAATTGAATCTCCTACTAAAAATCTTCTTGTTTTTTTAGGGATTCTAATTTCAGGTAATTTTTCAATATGATGTTTTTGAACACTATATCCTACACCACATCCTGACAATAATAAAAACATCACCTCACTGAATGATCTCCAATCATCAATTGGTAAAAATGAACAATTAAATATTCTTGAATTATTTATACCAATTGGTTTTCCTGCGAATTGTAAACTACGCATTGATGGTAAAACTTTTTTATCATATACCATTTTATAAACATCTTCAATTTCTTCTTTTAATTTAGGAAATTTTTCCTGATGCATTTCTTTATTTCTACTTACTAATTCTTCCCATGTTTCTCTTCTTTGTTTAGTTGGGATATATTTTGCATACTTGTTGTAAACTACGATGTCTGATAAAATTTCTTGTGAGATGTTCATTCTATTTTTTGTTAAAATTAATTATTAAGGTTAAAAAAGGGGGTTAAAAACCCCTATGTGTGGAGATAAATACAATATATATTTAAAAAACTCATGAAATTCCAAAAAAATCGTTAGAAGCTCCTCGAAGTCTTCTTCGCTGTGCCGACGAAACATCTCCTGGAGTTATTTGTTCATTTCTGTTGTTTCCTCTTATATTTATTGCAATCTTACCAATTGCAGTATCCATTACAGAATCATATGTTATACCGTCAGCTCCGTATCTATTTTTCATAATATGCCATCTTCCTGTTCCATTTTCTTTGTCTTCTGCATTTCTAGATAAAGACATTGCAAAATCAGTAATCATCATTTTACTGTAACTTTCTGCCATTCTATCTCCTTGAATTATGTCTTCTCTTGCTCCTGATCTATTTACTTGAGATGCTGTCCATATAGGTAATTTCATTTCAGTAGCCAAACCTCTTAAATTAGTATAAATGTCATCTAATTTGTCTCTTTTTTCTTTACTTGCTTTAGAAGTTAACAAATCAGCATAATCAATAATGATTAAATCTGGTTCAATGTTTTGTTGCATACATTTTTCTAAATGTGCATGAATAGTATTTACTGTTGCTTGTCCTGCTGGGTATTCTCTAATGTAAAGACCCCCTCGTAAATCTTCTATTGTTTCTTTTACTTTTGCTTTATGTAAAGTAATTTCACCAACTGGGAGTTCAGTAAGACATGCGTCATATCTTCTACCTACATACTTTTCACTTAATTCTAATGTATAATGAATTACAGTATAACCTAATTTAACTGCTGCTGCCCCTAATGCAACTAATGCCCATGATTTACCTCCTCCGGGTCCACCTGCAATCATTCCTAAATCTCCTTGTCCTAAACCCCCACAAAGTAGTTTATTTATTAGGGGCCAAGGTGTTGCAACAGTATTTCTAGCTTCTTCTCTAAATCTATCTTCTAATTCAGTAATATATTCATGGCCAATGTCTCTTTCTGTTCCTGCTTTTAATGCTCTGTCTATTAGGTTTCTAATATCATCATAATCTCCTAATTCTAATAAATCAACTGACTTCATTAAAGCATTTTTTAATGTTTGATTTTTACAAAAGTCTAAAAAGGTATCTTTAACATAATCTAAATCTGTTGCTGTAGATGCTTTATATGCTTGTTTAAGTAAATCTTTTACAGCTACACTTTGTAATTCTTGATTTATACTTTCTACTTTAACTTTAAAGACTTCCATTGTAGGAACAGACTTATATTCGTTAAAATATTTAAGAGTTTCTCTCATAATCCATTTACCCGCATCATTATCAAAATAATTAGGAGACACTATGTCTGCAATTTGTTGCAAAAAATCTCGATCAGTAATTAAGATAGCAAGTGCCTTAATCTGAAACGCGTGTCCATATTGGGTTAATTTACTCATGTGTTTGTTTTGCTAATGTATTTAATTTTACAAAGTGTTCTCTTAACCATAAATCAGGTGATTTAATGGCATTACCTAATTGGTCATCTGAATACATCATAATAAAGTCATTTCGGGAAAGCAAGTTTATTGGTGCTTCTATTAATCTTGCTATTTGTAATTTTAATTCACCTGAAATTGGTGGGTTTTTTAAATCCATTAGTTCTTCATTTAATCGGAGTTGAGTTTCCGACTCACTAATTTTTTTATGCATAGGTTCTTCTCCTTTACCCGCATGTTCCAGAATGAAATCAAGATCAAGGGTAGTTTGAGTAAGTAAATCTGGAACTATTTTAGGTAATTTTTTAGGTCCTAATCCTTTAA